TCACGAAGCAGTTCGGCTTCCTGGTCCGCACGCTGTTGCTGGAGAAGCATCTGCAACGCACGATCCATAACGGACTGCATGGCCCCGAGGTAGACCGTGGCGTAATCACCACCTTTGATACGGCCTTTCTTGTACTCGGCCTCTACGTGCTTCTCAACAGCGGTCATCAGCACATCAAAGGCACCGGTCCCGGTTAAGGTACCTTCGCCTACGGTCAGGTCTGAAACTGCAATTACTGACATGGGTCTACCTCAATGATCCAGTGAATTAAGCCGCTTGGCCTTTCGCCATGGCTTGACGCTGAGCCAGGTCTTTCAGCTCCTCTTTCGTCAGAGGCTCCAACACCGCAATGTTGAATTCGTTGATCAGCTTGCCGCGACGGAGCTGACGACCACGGTCATCCCGTTCGGTCACAAACACCTGGCATTTACGATCACGTAGGACGTTGTAGATAATGCGAGGGACATGGTATTCCACACCGAACTTCACAAACTTACGGAACGTTCCTACAACCTTGTTGCCAGCGGTAATGACCTCACCGTCATACTCCGCTTTGTTGGGATTCATGCAGGTCACTTGAATACGAATCAGCTCACTGGCTTCTTTCTGCTTACGCACGCGTTTGGCAGTATCGGTTTCCTTTGCCGGCGCTACGTCGTTACTGGCTTCTTTATCAGCCAGCTCGTCTGCGATTTTCTTACGCAGGGTTTCTGCGGTGGTGTCTTTACGGTATTTGATATTGAGTTGGTCTGCCCGGGCTTTCAGGTCTTCAAGCTCGGCTGCTTCCATCTCTTGGTTCTGGTTATCTTCGCTCATTATGTGTACTCCGGAATATTTTAGTGGAAATGGGAAAGGGGCTTGCAGCCCCTTTCCCCAATCACCCTATGCTCAGGTCATAGGATGAATTTCTTTACATCGGTGCTGTGGTTTTCACCAAAGCAATACGCTCGCCACGCTCCAACAGGAAGCCGTAGTACCACTTGATGGACATGAAGCCAGTCTCACCATACGGATCCGTACGGTCGGCAGTTTCAGTGCCAGGCTTCTTGTGTGTGATATTGAACTTCACGGTCTTACCATCGGTCTGGAAACCAATAGTAGAGAAGGAAGAATCACCCACGACCAACATCGGCAGTACGTCAAACTTGGTGCCTGTTTTGAAGTGTGTGGCGTTTGCGGTTGCATCCGCACCAGCACCTTCCCACTTCATCATTTCCGGAACCACAATGACGCGGAACCGTGCAACGGTACCCACTTCACCGGTCAGGACATTACCACCAGCCGCATACTTCTCGACCGGGATAAAGGCCTTATCGCCATGCAGATCCACCATGCCTTCCAGCAGGGGTTGCAGTTCAGAACCCACGTACATCACACGGCAAGCCGGGATCGTGCGGGTATCGACCATACGCGTACCGGTCAGCACCTTGGTGTGCTTCGGAGTACGGTTGTTGTCCAGGTCGATCTGAAGACGCAACAGGTCGCCGTAAGTCACTTCGTCAGCCTCATCCAGCTCAGCGTCTGTAGTAGCATCGCCGGCGAACTTGACCACGCCAGCAGCGTTCAGCAAGTCGATCTGAAGAAGGTCTTCAGTCATCTCGTTGGCGCCGTTCAGCATCTCACGGTTAATGTGCATCATCAGTTCTGCGTCGGTATCAAAGTCCAGGGATTCCTGGGTGTACTCGTCGAAGAAACCGAACTTGGCGATGGAACCTTCAATTTCCTTACGCTTGAAACCAACCCGGTTAACACGACCACCTGTCTCAGACAGGATCGGCATTTTGCCAGGAATGGAGCCTACGTCTTTGCTGGAACCATACAGGTTACCGTCAGCGATCGTGGCACCAATAGCGTCAATACCCTGGTCATTGATGTTCGCGTCATCAAGCAGCGGCAGGTAGTGGTACTTCTTGATCTTCTTACCCATGTGCTTGGGCAAGTTGGTTACGTTGGCCAACTGACCAAAGTATTGCTCTTTACGCATCTCAATGAGTGCGCGCTTGATGTAGCTATCGGTACGGATCTGGGTACCGATGTTGGACGGAGTACCGTCGACTGGATCGTTATAGGACTGTGGCATAAGCTTCTCGCTTTAATTACATAAGGTTTGAGTCGAACTGCTTCTCAAACTCCTCATCCGACATACCCAGTGGGTTAAAATCAGACGGTTGTTTGGAAGCGGGTTTGGTTCGGGTGGAACTGGCCGCCCGTTTCTTCTGTTTGATATCCGGATCTTCTCGCTTTGCAGGGGCTCGGCGTGCAGCGGGCTTCTCAGGTGTTTGTGTTGGCTTTGGCGCCATATCCGCAAACTTGCCTTCTTCTGCCATGCGGTCACCGACCGTCTTGTAAGCGTCGATATCCGATACATCACTCAACTGACCAAACGCTCGCAGTCGCTCAACCTCAGTGCTGACCCGTCCATAAACGCCATTGGCCATCTGGTCGTTCAGAACCTCCAGTACACGAGGGTTATTCGCTATGATCTGCTTACTTGCGTCGTCCCACTTATTACTGACGAGGTCGAGAGTCTGGTTGTAGGTCGGTGTGTCCTGGAGGCTTTCCAGTACCGAATCCAACTCAATCTCACGGTCGTCAACATTGTAAGTGTTTGGTCGATATTCATTTTCTTCGTCGGAGTTCAGATCCAGAGGATCTACACCCGAGTCTTTCAGTAACTTCTGGATCGCCCCTTTATCCCCACGGGTCAGGTCGATCAGATGGTTGAGTCGTCCTTCGTCATTCAGACCGTGCTTGTCGAGGAGTTTCACGGTCTTCAATGAGGGCTTCAGCGCAGCCATCTTCTTGTTGTAGTTCGCACCCATCTGCATCAAGCGACGGGCTTCCTCTGCGTTGTTGGCTTTCATCTCACGGCCATTGGCCTTGAACGGAGCCATCAACTTCTCGTATTCCGATTTGAAGTCCACCTCAGACTCATCTTTCTTTTCGTCTTCGTCGGTGGCTTCCTCTTCGTCAGACTCGCTGTCGTCCTCAGAATCGGTGTCTTCATCACCGTCTGATTCCGCATCAGCATCGTCTTCCGGGTCTGAATCGGACGCCTCATCCTGCGGATCGGCGTCCTCCCCTTCCCCGTCATCAGCGTCATCCTGGTCTGCGTCGTCCTCGGCAGACTCATCGTCTACAAGGTCGTCAGCATCGGTATCGTGATCTTCGGTCAGGTCAGACTCTTCGTCGTGTTCCTGTTCAAACACCGAAGGATCCAGATCAGCAAACGCTTCGTCGGACATGCCCAGAGCGTCGTCGTGGACGCTCTGTTCAGTGGTCGGGTTGGATGTGCTCATTATTCAGACGCTCCTTCCAGTTCAGCGCGAAGGTCTTCACACTCATCGAGTGCTTCCTTGGCGGCTTCGGCTTTTGCCATGACCAGATCGAGGTACTGTGTAAATGAACCAATGGCATCCAGATCCCGAAGTACCCGGGCCTGTCCACGTTCATCCTGCATGTTCGGATCAGCTTTCAAGTGGACCAAACGTACCGCCTCTTCTTTCAGGTACTCCCCTTCGATTACCTTTTTGAAGTCGCGATTCTTACGCAGACGATCCATGGCATTACCCAGTTGAACCATCTCGTTAAGGTCTTTGATATTACTTTCCAGTTCGTGCAGTTCTTGCTGGCTCATATACATCCCATTTAGTGCGGTTGAGTTAATAAGTAATTACTTTAAAAGAACGATAAACAAATAAATTATATTTATCACAACTTTTTACTCTTTCGAGCCAGATAAGTAATCACGTAACCGTTTCTTGTTGTCCTCTTCCGCTTTCAGGTTGTGTTCAATTACTTTTGTTTTGGCTTGTTCCTGTGATTGCCGTGCAATCTTTTCCAGGTCACGTTCCTGAGTAACACCGGACTCTTGTTCAACGAACTCCAGGTTATTCTTATCCGCCTTACTTTGAGTCTCACTTGCTTTAGCTTCGTCTACTTGTGCTTCGGCATAGTTCTCTGCAGTACGTGAATCAATCTCGCGTATTTCAGCCAGTAACTTCTGCTTTTCAAGTTGCTGCATTTCTTGCTGGTGTGGATCCGGTTGAGGTTTCCAATCGGCAATGCGTTTAGCCAATGCGGGCATCTTACGTAGGCGGGCAATATCAGAGAGGATGATGTTACTTAGTTCCGGATCCATGTTATTACCCATGGTCTGCAACATGAACGCCATCTCTTGGGCTTTCTTTTCATCTTCTTCAACGGTTGAGATATCCAGCTTCAGATCGTAATGACCGGCCAGCTTGTCTTTATTGATAACCTCAAACTCGTCGTCGGTAATACGGACAACTTCCCGCTCATCCAGGAACTCGGCATTCATGGCCATGATCTTCCTGCCAATCTTGCACAGGCCATTGGAGAGACGACGGAGGATACCCAGTTCTCGTTTGGAGGCGGCATCAAGCGCACCGCGAACACCGGCCGCAACATCCCCAAGGGCAGAACCCGAGACGCCTTGGCTGTAGGACTTCACACCGGTAAGGGCTTCCGCTTCCTGGTTCTGCGACTGCATCATCAGCATGGCGGACTGCGGAATTTCCGGGAACGTGTGCATGTACATGGCTTGCCGTGGGTCGACGTTGCCATTGAACTGGTAGTTCTCCCCGTTCTGCCAGCGGCGACGGTTCACCGCATCGAGGGCGTCTTTACGCATCCCCATCTGACCGTTGGCAGAGCGACCCATAATGTCGATCATGCCCCGGAGGGTGGCACCCATAATCTTCTGGTTATCTTCCAGCAAGGCACCGTCAGGTTCGCCCCGGGTTGATCGACGCTTCGGCAGGTAATGGACAGTTACGAAAGGAATTTTCTTATCCGGGAAGGGGTTCTCTTCCATCCGGATTAAGGTGTCGCCTACCCAACTTGCGACAATAGGGCGTACAACACCAGAACCATCAGTATCCCAATATCCCCAATATTCATAAACGACGACTTTCTTACGGGCTTCGTCAGAAAACGTGAAATTTGAACTATCTTCGGTTCCATGGTCAGGCTCTGCTAGGGGTGAATGATTGTTGACATTGATCTCGTCAATATTGGTGTATTTAGGATCTTTACGTAGATCCGCCATAGACGATTCAAAGTTGTAAATAACAAAGCTTGCCTTGTCGATATCACCTTTACAGGTAGGGTCGATAATGACGTTGCGGTAGTCACAGACTTCAACGGTAGGACGGTTAACCAGCGTGCGGGTCTTTTCCTCTGTGGCGCCCGGAACCATTTGAGGGGAGTGAGGTACACCCGTTTCCAGGGTGATGTCATGCGCTGCCTGCAGTTCTTCCGGCACCTCCCCGTAATACTCGGCAGGGTTGCGTTCTTTAATCGCGGCAATTTCCTGGTGCAGCTCACCTGCGGCCGGGTCCGGTATAAATTCAAAGACAGGGGCCGTGTAGGGCTCCTCTTCAAACTCCCACCCTACTCGACAGATGATCGTGCCTTCGTCCACACCGGTACGCACGTACTCATCAATAAAGGCAACTTTATCAATGTCGAAGTTGAACTGACTGTTCAGAACCATTTGGCTTTGGCGTGAACCTTCTTTGTCTGCCCACGTAACCGGCTTGGCTTTAAACAAGTCGTCCGTGGACAAGTAAGGTTCGGACAGGGAGGCATACCGCCATTCCGCTTGTTTACGGATAAGCTTGGGTACCATACGTGATCGGCCCTTTGGGGCATTGACCTTCGCGGACCCAGTTACATACAGGTTGTCGAGGTACTCATTAACTTTACTTATTTGATCCTGGTGATCTGCGTGAGCTTCTGTAATATCACGCTTCAGGTCTCTTACAGTGGGTTCTTTCTTCCACTGTGTTAACGGCGTATTGGTTACGTCTATATCAAGACTTTGCTCAGTTTGTTGCATAGGTCTTTAACCCCAGTCATGTGTAATTAAACACATGGTATTTAAATAAAACGAGGAGTGTTGAAATGAATATCAAACCA